TGGGAGCTGCGTGTGTATCCGCCTTACATTTATTGGGTGCAAACTATGATGCTGCGTCGGCCGGTGCAATCTACGCGCTCGCTTTGACGAAAGGTATACACCATGTGGTGTCAGTGGTCGGGCACGGTGACGAATGTGGTTTTGTGAGGTCCGTTTTTAGGCGCTGTGATTTTAATGTTCCATACGGCGGAATACACTCCACCACGCAAGGTTATTTGGGGGTACCTGGTATAGCTCGTCCCAGTAAAGTTGCTCTATGTGGTTGGGTTGATTCAATAGCGTTGGTTACGGCCGCACTAGTTGCTGAGTCAGACCCGGGTGTTGTGATCGATGGGGATTGGTTCCCTACGGTTTTTGTGTCTGGTCGTGCACCGCGTGCGCGTGCAGGGGATAACACACCTGGGACGGCGGAGATGGCACGTGATTTGTCTACGATGATAGGTGCCGAGTGCGGAAACTTCGTCCGTAGTTATATTCGCAACTTAGCTGACTGTTTTTGTTTAAGCGGGGGTGAAGGTAAGGCTGAGAGTATTTTATCCGCAATGTTTATTAACATGGCTGGTCGAGATGAGCGGCACTTACGTTTTCCGGTTGTCGCTCCCTTCAACTGGATAGAGCCTACATCTCTCATACCTTTTGGTCGTGTCCAGCACCATTCCGGTTCGGGTTCGGGAGCACTCGTCTCACCTGGGGGAGTAAGGACGGTACCTCTTTTTGAGCAGGCCGAAATGAGTAAGTCTACTAATACAGACTATACACGTATGAAGGTTAAAATACGTAGTGCGCGGTCTTGTGGCCTCTTGGTACATCTAGCTCATCATCCGGTAGATGGTCTTGGTTGTATTAGAGTAAAGCAAGTCGACCCTGAGGGTATAGTATTGCCTGGTGGCCGGCCGAACCGTCTTACGATCGATCTACTCGAGGCGGGGCTCGATATAGGGTCACTCTTGTGGGTGCGAGGCCAATCGAAAATCGTCTCCCCGTGTGAACTATTGAATATACGAGGCGGTCTATACGGTCTGGTCCTCCGCCACAAGACATCTGCCTTTGAGGATGTGGCTGTGCGCCATGAACATTTGCCCAGGCAAGAGGAGTTGGGCGGGAGCGTGACCTATAGAGTGAGTCGACCAAATGGGTGTGCTCCTGGTGATTCAAACCAAGAGAATACGCAGGTCGCCCGTTGTCGTTCGAGTGGTTCCCTAGCGATGGCAGAAGCGCGTGGACGGCTCTGGTCTTTAGGTAGTGCCATAGATGAGCCGATGCCTGTAGCTTTAA